TCCATGCATATCTTTCTCAAGCTCTCCCCTAAAGCTATCCGTATGCATATCTTGTTTACTAGCTCGTCTGAGTAGACAGTGGGTCTACCCATCTTTGTCACTTCTTTTGTTTGCGGCTTACCTGTCACATCGGCGACTGTGTCGCTGGAAAGATCTTTTGGTTTCTTTGCCATCACTGAGCTCCTTTAACCCAAAGTTTAACGGATCTTTGTGTTTGTATGCAATCAGTCCTTCAATCCTCTCATGATTCTTCTATCCATGTCTTTGATGGTGAGCCTATATTCTTTGTTTTGTGCTTCTAGTTTTGCGGCTTTTGCCGTGGCGTGTTTCAGCTTTGACTCTAGCTCTTGTATGCGCTCTTCCAGCTTTTGGAGCTTATCCACCTCCTCCGTCATCGCTTCATACCCCTTACGAATGCCGCGAAGGATGCCGCCGTGTCTCCGAAGTTGGTCATCTTGTCGAACTCGAGCGCTACCTCTTCTAGCACCTTATTGCGTTGTGATGGGGACACAAAAAGATCGTAGTGGTACGGCTGTCCCAACTCACGCAGTATTTGTTTGCCAAGGTTACTGTGCTTTTCAACATCGTTGAAGGCTTCGTCCTCTTCTTGTGTCCAATCAGTCATTTGTTCTTCTCCTTGAGTTGATAGTCTTTAAAAACAGTTCCTTTGCTTGCATCACCTTTCCAACATTCACTCACCCAACCGCGCTTTCCTGATTTGTAAGTGCGCCAATGTCCACGCACTTGATGGCGGCGTGGCGTTGCGTGTGTACCACCTTGCGGGTCATTCTTTTGTTTTGGCGGCTCTATCACTACGGTGTGCCAATCAAATGTCAAGGCTGGTTTTCCTTTTGACTGGCGCTTTTGGTTGATGAATGTGCGTTGGGGTGTAGGTTTGTAGCCCTCAGACTGCATGGCCAACTTGGTCACCACAGCAAGCACCATGCGATGCACTGGCTTGATGTCCTCTAGGGTGATTTCTTCACCTTTGCGGTAAACCTTAAAGCCATCTGGCGTTACGATGTATGCGTATGGCGCAAAGTATTTGCCACCATGCCACATTGAACACCCTCCAACGGCAACAGAACCATCACCCTTTGTAAGCCACAGGGCAAAATCTTTTCCGCCTGTGTCAAGTCCAACAATGCCAGTTCTTTTTGATGGCAAGTTCATTAAGGAATCAGCAGGAACTTTCATTGCGGGAGTTGTATTCATCTGACCAACATCAAACCACAGTGCTGTTTCTGGCTCTGGCGCGAACTTAACGGCTTTACAAACTAATGGAGTCATTGTGGTTTCTCCTCGTCTGCAAAATCCATTTCTTGCGGATGCAATATATCGTCATGCACAATGACCCCGTGTTCGTTTGCCAACAAAAACCTGCCGCACACTACGCAGTAATAGCCATCACTCATGTGTTCTTCTCCTTGAGTTTGGCTTCAATGGCTCGGAGAAGTTTCCCTGCTCCTGCTCCCACAGGCCATAATGCGCTTACAAAATCTTCAATTTCCTCATCCGTCAGCCCTACCCATTTGCGCTTTGACATTGCATCCACAGCTTTGTACACGCTGGATTGCGTCTGATACATCATGCCGTCAATAAATCCGCGCTCATAGTCTGGGCCTTGATCAAGCCGTGGCTTACGCAAAATCATTTTGTCAGGGTCTGTCGGATGGTCTTCAAAGTATGCGGCAGTCATGTGTTTTTCTCCAGCAAGGCGGCTTCTATCTTCTTTGCCCACTCGAGCACCATGATCATGTTCCAGTTGGAGCTTTCAGCAGTTACGCCTAAAGCTTTCTGAATCTCCTCGTCCGTTAACCTCTTCCAAGGGCGAACGTAGTCTTGAATATCGTCGTCATCCATTGCTTACTCCTTTTGGTCTTGGGCAGTCATTTGGGGGAATAACAGCACACCAGACAGCTTTGTACTGCCCTCTTGGCGCCACTTCCCATCGGTCAATGTATACGTCTGGCATGTTCTTTAAAACTTTCCTGACGTTGGTCTTTGGTCTGTTGAGCAAATCCGCTAGTTCTTCTAAGGTCATGCCATCAGGTATTCCGCGGAGCGCAACTCGTACGCTCTTGATCACAGCCATGCTCATGAAGCCCCTTTATCGGGCTTTTGAGCCGTTTTCTGGTCGAGTTGAGGGTCAAGGTGCTTGATGAGCTGTTCGAGGCTTATAGGCCCGATTTTCTCCAAGCGTTGTATTTCGGTCAAAACGCAGTTCACACCTGCGTCGAACCCTTTGATGTAGTCACTCATGATTGTTTCGCTCATTTTGTTGTGCCTTAGCCCTCATCTTGAGGGTTTCTTTGAGGCAAGCCTCCGCCTCTTCGGCGGTCAGGATGCCCCTGCTTTGGAGCTGGGCAATGCCAGCCTTGAGGTGTGACACAGCGCAGTTCTGTGGCTTGTCCCAGATCTTCTGCATGTTGTTCAGGAGCTGGTCTTCTGTCATAGAGATCCATGGCTTGTTGGATGGAACCACACGGCTCCATGTTGTGGTGTCGTACATCATGCCACCTCTTGAGCAAGAACCATCTGCAAGTTGGCAAGCAGTTGCTCAGCCTCTGCGCGAGTGAGAGGCAAGCCCATGCTGGCACGACGGCCTTGCAGGGACAGCCATACGCCGTCGTCATACTGGTCAACGCTGAGGCGAACCTCCGCCTCCGTGTTGAATGATGTTTCGATTTCGGTAGTCATGATAGTTCCTTAAACAGCAAGAGATTGAATGTATTTTTTGGCGTCTTTCAGGCGAAGGTAATAGCCGATGCACTTACCCTCGTGCATGACTTCCCATTCGCTTGACAAGGTGTTGCAACGGAAACCGTAGGACTGGATGCGCACGATTGAGTACGCGCCAACTGTGAGAACTGTTTTTTTGTTGTCGATCATGCTGTCACCTCTTGCAAGAAAGAACGAACTGTTGCCATGTCTTCAGCAGACACAGACCACTCATTGGCGTTGCCACCGTCCAAGCACAAGCCGCCTTCTGTGCCGCCCCATCCGTCTGTGCCCAAGATTGTGGACACAAAGTAGCGAGACACGAACTGACCGAACTCAGTGTGTGGGTAACGAGCGTCATAGAACTCTACGAGGGGTCTGTCGCTGTCATGAGTCAAGCAGAAGTCACGACCGTACTTGTCGCCTTGGTTGACTACGCGAACATTGAATTTTGAAACTGTGATCATTTTGATTTCCTTCAAGTAACCTGCTGTATTGCAGTGAACGCATCTTAACATGAAATTAAAGCGGATCAGACATAGGGACTTTCCCTAATATCATTAACAACGGTTGAAATAATCTTTTTGGCGTCCGCAAAGTACTCGGTGTAGGACGGCATCTTCTGTGCAATCTGTACTCCGATGTTAGAACTTCTGACGGGCTCAAACTTCCAAATCTGTGATGGTGTGCCGCGCTTCTTTTCGCTTTGCGCCCAGCCCTCTTTGATGACCCGTAGGAAGCCAACGGTCTTGCCATCAACCTGCACCCTGCGCTGATTGCCGCCGGGGAACTGACCCTTGTCACCTATCGTGTGGTCAGTGTCAAACCAGTACGCTTGATATTGAATTTTTTTCATGATGTTTCCTGATGGGGGCCGAAGCCCCCTTTGGTTTAACTGTACTTCTTGATGAAGGCGTTCAACATGCGCACTTCGCTACGTGCCCACTTCTGTTGCTCTGGGCCGTTCTCACCGCGCAGATCTTCAGCGTTCCAATGAGTCTCGTTTGGATCTGTAAACAAAGACAAAACGTGCCGTGCTTCATGCAAGATCTCAGCGTCTGTGTAGTCTTCAATTTTCTTTTTGTCATCAGTAGAAATGTTATCCAAGTCATAGGCTAACTCACTGATTGCCATTGCAGATTTAATGATTGCTCTCATGGCGCCCCCTTAAGCTGTTGCTGAAACTTTGATAACGGCGATGGAGTCGCCACGGAACTGCTCTGCTTGCTCGGCAGTGATACCGAAATGAGCCATCAATGCTTCCATGTCGATGGAGCCTTTACGGTTCTCGATGGTGACGCGAACGCCGTACTTCTCACCGCGGTGCTTGCCTTCACCGTAGCTGTTAGCAATTTCGTCTTTGAGGGATTTGACTTGAGCAGTCAAAGCTTTTTGCTGGCGATCCAACACTGAGAGTTGGTCAATGGGGTTTAGCAGTGATTCGACTGTTGCGACTGCTTGGATCTCTGTTGCTGTTGTCATGATGACTTCCTTTTCAAGTAACCTGCTTATTGCAGTGACGCTATCTTAACATCAAGTTAAAACGGTTTGGAAGTCTTTTTAAAATATTTTTATTAGGACAAACCCTAACGTCGCATCAACAGCTCCATCACCCTTTGGATCGTCACGTTCAGGGCGTCGATCTCCTCCATCTTTGCTATGGCCCACGCCCTACGCTCGCCGTGCCAGCCCATCTTGCTCCCTTGGTGGCAGGACTTGCACAGAGCCACTACGGTGTACTGCCTATGCTGTTTGACGTGGTGGGCGTCGCTTGGGCCTTCTTGGTCGCACACAGAGCAGGGGAGCTCCTTCACCAGCCCGACGTAGGCTTTTTCTTTGGCGCTCAGGTTGTTGTTCACAGGGTAGCCTTCT